CTCACATTCACCCTTGCAGGCCATCCATTCCGCGCGCGACAGCAACGAGGCGTGCGGCGCAACTCTTTGGTTTAAGTACAGATTCCGAAATTTTGGTTCTTCCGCCGGCATGCGCTTGGCTTTTGCCGCCAGTGATTTGAAGTCGGCCAAGTCGCGGAAGTCACCGAGCGCCGGGTTTGCTAGCTTCCAAACCTTCGGTTCAAATATGTCCTCGCAATCTTCCGGAACCGCATAGAGATGGCAAACCGTGGTCGGGTCGCCCGCGTTCAGTCCGTCATCTATGAGCTTTGAAAGAATGTGTTCCGGGTCATTGGACTGGGTCGATATCGTGATGAACAGCGGCTCAAGGCGCGCGCCCATCGACGTGTCGAGTACGTCGTAGAGGTCGCGATTCTTTGCCTGCGCCAATTCCTCGAAGATGACTAGCGTAGGGTTTTTGCCGTGCTTGGTTCCAGCTTCAGCCGAAATTGCCTGATAACATGGTCCTGTGCCTAAGTAAGCGATCGTTTTGGTCGACTCCCCACACCGCAAAATTCTGGACAATCTCTGGGTCGGCCAAAGCATCCGTCCGCGGTTGAGCG